TATGCTGGAGTGTATAGGTAAATAGATTGTGCAAGATTTCCTGCAGCGTAACCAGAAATTCCTGCAAGATTGGGATCTAAGCACCGAGCACCAACAGATAAATTGAAAAGAGTAGTAATACGAACAGTACCACCACTAGTAGTAGTTGTAATAGTACCAGTAGTAGAGAAAGCAGTTACACCACCATTGGAGGTTGTTGGTGCTGCAATCATTAATGGATTTACACCACCTACTGAGTTTGAAGTAGATGAAATAAACATTCCAGAGTATGACAAGTTACCAGCACCAGTACCAGAGAAGGTATTAATGATGGTAGATGTGGTGTTATTTAAATTGAGTGTTAATTTCATGAACACACCTTTAAGAAGTGGGCACATGTTAAAGAAGCTATGCATATGTTTAAGTTTAATAATTGCCATAATATTCATTTGTAAAATTGGTGCAGTAGTTACAGAAATAACCGTAGTACCAGCAGTTGTAAGAACACCAGATGTACGTTTGTAAATGTAACTTTTCCACAAGTTATTTAATGCAGTAACACCACTGTATAAAAGATCGGTAAAGACAGCTGTAGTAAGACCAGCAGCTTGAGTACCAGTAGGTCCTACTAATGCAGTACCATCAAAGTTAATTAATTGCTGGCGATTTAAGAAACCAACATTACCAAATCCTGCTTGGAAAGAGTTATTGTAACCAGAAACAGGGGTTGATTGAACATAGTTAGTGTTATTACATACACCACCATTAAGAATAAATTCACCAGCAGCAATGGCAGTATTCACATCACCGCCAGTTGTTGTTGGGTAAAATGAAAAAGCAGTTGATTCATCAGGATAAAATCCAATTGTATCACCCTGACTTAAAGTATCTTGATAAGAGAAACTAGTCATTAATTTGAATGAGTTCCACATATTAATATATGGAGTCTGTTGAACGATTGTAGTTCCGTTGTAATCCAACGTCATAGAATGAATAATTTGTCCAAACCAATTTTTTAGACCTACAACATAGTCAGCACCCCCAGCTGTTGCAAAGTTATTAAAAGCATGAGTTGTTGATGGTAACACACCCGTTCCTGTTTGGAAATTGACATATGATGTTCCTGTTGGTGTTCCTACTGTAATTAATAATGGAACGGCTATGTAAGATTCTCTGTACGACATATACTTGTTTGAGTTGCTTAATTGACTCGTATCAATAATTGATTGATTGTTACTATAGTTCTGGTTCTGGTTATCTAAAATGTTAATCCAATCTTTACGTACAAAGACATTAGGACTTCCTTCTACCTCTTGGGCTAGATCAAATACTAGTTTATCACACATTATCAATTAAGTTTATTTATCTTTAAGTCTTTTATCAAAGACGTGAATATAAATAGAAGAAGAAGTTATTACACAATTGAAAATTAATCTATCACATACTCATTACAATATTTTTACGAATAGCATTTGTAGGTGGTGCAATATTTAGTTTAGATAATTTTGATGCTATTTGACTTGTTAAACCTTTTCCTTGAGAAGACGATGCACGTGTATAAGGATTAATACCAGTTGTAGCAATATAATCATCCATGTCCATGTATGAAGATGCAGCACCAGCCCCACCAGTTTTTAATAATACAGATCCTGTTCCAGATCCTTTAATAAAGTGCATTCCGTTTTTAGATCCAGCAGAGATAGCACTTAAAATAGAACTACTATGATTTGGAAGTTTTACCATTCTTGTTGAATTATATACCATTAACGTTTAAAGTAATTAAATCTTTAATTGTATTTATAATTATAGTGTAAATGATAATTTTTCTTTAATGTTTAAATTACGAAGTTTAAATACAGCTTTAAGCATAGTGTCTAATGCTGTAAGTTTTTGATTTAGTAAATTTGACTTTTGAAGTTCTGTATCATTTTTCAATTCATTAAATAATTTAGTTCTTTCATTTTGAATATCATTCACAAGTTTTGTAATATATTGTTCGTCCATTTATATGGTTAAAGAATTTATTCTTTAAACATATTTTAAACTTTTTAACATATATATAATGTTTTTATATCTTTATATATTATTTTGTTCCTAAAAAGCCTTCATCTTTATCTCTGATAGTTAATAGAATAGTCATATTTGGATCATTAATATAAACTGGTTGTAATGTTGGACTTAAAAATGTTAATCTTAATTCGTTGTAAGTACCATCAATCAATTTATTCCACATAAAATTAGGTGGTTTTTCAGTGATGAGTTGCCCAACACCAACTGAACTATTTAAACTGTAAATAATACCACTTGGTTGGGTATATGGATTATTAATATTAGATAATACAAATAATATACTGCTATTAGGCTGTACATTTGGTGCAAGGTTTGATAAATAAGAAATTGTATTTGTTGTAGAATCTTTAGTAGCATAGTTGGTAGCAGCTGTAGCAGTTCCAAATGTAGTAGCACCCCCAACATTTGCAGCACTTGTAAAGCTAGCAGTATAACCAACGATAGCATTAAAAGCCGATGGAAATACAACGACAGGATTTTGTGCAGTTGTGGGCCATCCAGGAAAGCCTGATGGTGTTGTTGCTCCCGTTGGTGCAGATGTAGGAATATAATATGTATTTAATTGAACTGCATAACGATTTGCATTCACGATAAGTTCAAATGGGTAATAGTTATTTCCCCCAATAGTCCAATATAAACTTTTAGAAATACAATAAAATTGAATATAGTTATTAATTGCAGCTATATCAAATAATCCATCTGGAATAATTATAGTATAAGTTGTTGTTACAGCTCCAGCAGTCCAAGTAAATGTAAATGTGTTATTACCCAAGGTTGTAGAGATGTTAAACCATGAATAATACATACTAATACTACTTACGGCTATATATTTGTCTTTTAATACGACAGAGTTAGGAAATTTATAAACCAATTTATTGTTCAATCCATCTTGAACAATGTTTGTGGAATTCATTACTATTACGAACATTACTATTATAATAGGTATGCTTTTAAATCCTTTACAATGCTTCCAATGAATATTTATTAGGTCTTTTATTTCCTAAATAATAATTTTGGAATTCTAATATTATCATTCTTTCTATGTGTTGTTTGTAATCCACATCCTAATCCATGTTCTTTCATTGGTACATTTTTAATTGTATCAACTGCTGATTTATATTGTGATCTAAATCCTGAACCATGTATAGTTCCTAAATTTACTGGAACTTGCGATCCACCAAAATAAAACGGTGCTTGAAATTCTCCAGATTGCATTTGTATAAAAATTTTATTTGGATTATCTACTTTAGGGTGATAGTTGTATATTCCTGATGTACTCATTATAATGATTAATGTGTTTAATCTTTATAATGATTAATTTTAAAATGTTCCAAAAAGCCAGAAAAACAGGTATAATCAAAACCTCTATAGTATATGTTATTTTTATATTTACTAACTTTTAAAATTTAATTATTTTTGGTACATTACCCGCAGGGCATTTACTGACTTTAGTCGGTAATATGTTTGGTACAAATATATTATTATTAAAATCCAAGTTGTAATAATTCCTCCATAATTTCTGATGCTTCACGCTTAGGAATAGTTCCATTTTTAGAAAGTCGTAAAAGAATCAATTTAAACTTCTTAATAAGTTCAGGTGAGTCATTACCTGCAAGTAATTCACCTTTCATCACTTCAAATTGATGAATATCTTGTTCTAACTTATCTTTAGATGGTGTTGGGATGCTTATTTTATCCATAATTCCAGCCTTATTTGCTACTTTGTGAAGATATTCTTTCTCTTCATTTGATAATCCTTGAAGATCTTCAAATTTAGGAACACCACCACCAATTATGGTACGTAATACTGATCCTAATTTATTAGAAACTTTAGACATAGGGAATCCTTTTACACCATATCCTTTAGCGTGTTTAAAATATACTAAGTCTGAATCTAATTTATTTTTATTTAAAATATATTTACCAAATGGTACATGAATATGACCTTGTTTGATTCCTTTAGTATGATCAATACGTTCAGAAATAGGCTTTACAAGTCCTGAACCTTTAGGTCTTCCACGTCTTTTTCCTTTAGCTTTAAAACCAAATCCTCTCATATCAGTACTTCCTGCTGGAATATAACTTTTTAAAATAGATCTAAATTCACTAACAACTATAGGACCTTTAGATAAATTTTCATTATAATCATAATTAGATGTAACATTTCTAATAGTTCTATCTAATACATCACTATCATAACCAATAATTCTTTCCCAATTACGACCAAATTTATCTTTCATTGTTTCTTCAGATGCTTGCACATATGCATCAATTGTTCGTCTGAATCTATTATCTGATAAATGTAAATCTTCTCTTGTTAATGCATTAATATTATCAACAATTGCAGTACAAAATTCCAAAGCAACAACTTCAGGTGGAATAATATTTAATTCTTCACCTTCAAATGGTGGTGGATTTAAACCACTTCTTGAATATGCATTACTTTCTGTTCCTGTAGGATCAACAGGTGTAAAACCAACAGGAACATAATTTTGAGAAAATAATGGATTTTGTATTTGTGGTCTTGCTCTTTGTCTTGAAATGATATCATTTGTAATCTGTAATATTTTTGCACTTTCTAAAGATGTAGGAAGTACAGAAGATAAATTTGTTAAAATAGTTTCTGATAATTTACTATTTTTATTTTTTTCTGATTTAGTTAATTGATCTAATAAAGTTCTTAATGTTGAAGGTGAAGGTAATCGTTCAATAAAATCTTTCCATTCATTAAAGCCCATAAAATTGATTTGTACTTGTTCAAATATTCCAGCATTTGTACTTTGTCCCATAAATTCATCTTTAATTTGATTGTATCTAGTTGTAGATAATACAGGTTGTAAATCTTCAAACTGTGCTTTAATAATTCTTAATAATTTTAATACATTATATTTTTCAGGTGTATCAACTAAAGAAGTAATACCACTTTTAATACCACCTTGAGAAATTAATTTAAATTCAATAGCATCAAATTGTTGTTTCAATGCATCTAAATCACCTTCACTAATTCCAGAAAGTGTAGTATTTGATGGTCTATCAAATGCACTTTTAACTGATGATGACATTTCACGTGTTTTAGTAAAAATAGATGATAAAAATGCTACCATTTGTTCAACATCATTTTCATTACCAGCTATACCAAATTTATATTTCTTTTTAAGTTGATTTACTAATTCTGGTGCGTTTTGTGCAAGGAAAACTAAAAATGATCCATCACTGTTTAACGGTGATTGTTCAACACGTTGAACTACTTGTTGTGCCATTTGAATAGAACATACAGGTTTTAATTCTCCAATAATTTCTAATCTAATTTTTTGTATATCTGCAAGAATTTCTGGTGTTGTTCTCATATCTTTCATTGTAGATTTAGGTGGTAAAGATCCAGTTTCTTTATAAGTTTTATTAGCTTGTAAATTCATATCATCTAAATTTGCACGAAGACCAAGTTGTTCCATATAGTCACTTCTAAAATTTTCCACATCTTTTGCATATCTGTAAGGTTGTCCGCTCATATTAATATATAATTAAATATGTTTTTAAATGTATTCATCACGAATACTTTTAAAAACTTAATTTGTAAATCTGATTATGCATAAACAGGATATTTAGACACATCAGCATCGTTCTGGAATAATTTTGTGTTACAAACTTTATTAAATTCATCTCTAATTTCTATTTCCAATCCATTATTGTAGTCTTCAATTAATGAATTCATCATTTGTAAAAATTCTTTAAGTTGTATTGGTTGTAATAAAGACGTATTTTGAACTGGATGATGACCTAACCTGTTAAGTGAAACAACTTTAAAAATAAGTAATAAATCTTTTGTTTTTTGTTTTTTGATTTCTTCTTCTGATTTTAAGACTATTTCTTCAGATGCTTCTTCTTCTAATAATTCTTTAGGTTTTTTAGTTCCTGATAACATTTCAATCTCATAATGATTTGGTTCAACATAATCTGTTTGATTGACCCATTCATTAGTTGATTTATATAAAACGTCAGAATTTTGAATAACTTTAGGAATTTGTGATAAATCAGGTTCTGGCATTTGTAAAAGGTCTTTGATTTTAGGAAGTTCTGGTTCATCAGTCATCGGTAATACATCAGGTTCTTCTGGTAGTACAGGTAGTACTTGTTCTACAATATTTTCAATTGGCGTTTCCATTATAATATATAATCAATATCTTTTTATATGGTTTCAGGCATATATGTTGTAGTACAGTTTTCTAATTTTGAAGATTTTATAGAATTTAGTGTAGGTTTTAACATGTTAATAATTGCTTGTTCTTGTTCAGTACATTGTGACATTGATTCAACCTCCATTTCATGTATTTTGGTAAATGTAAAATTATCCCATCCACCATTTTCTCTAATATATACATATAGCTTACACCAATATAATTTACCACGTTTGTTTTTAACATTCTTTTTATGATGGCATTTACGTCTTGATAAATTTAATGTTGAACCTATATAGAATTGTGAATGATTATTATTACTTTGTATCATATAAATATAACATAACTATATATAAGTAATTATTGTTTAAAACCCTTTACCTCTTTTTGCACGAATAGCAGCCATATGATCTCTAGCCGCTTGTGATCCTTTAACAAATCGTCCTTTCTTTTTAAGTCCTGATCCTTCTGATCCACCTAAATAATCATTAATAACTTTATTAGTACCAGCATCAGCAAGCCTTCCAATATTACCCGCAAGATTTTTACCTAAATCTTTTCCTGTACCACAACCTTTTACTCTCTTCTTTTTGAGTCCAGATCCTAAATAATCATTAATAACTTTATTAGTTCCTGCATCTGCTAGACGACCAATATTGCCTGCAAGATTTGCACCTAAATCTTTTCCTGTCCCACTTCCATACATTTCTTTCATCTTTTTACCTGCAAGACCACGCCCATATTGTGATTGAAATGATCTTTCATAACTACTTGGTTGATTAGAAAAACTATTTAAATAAACGGGTGGTTTTGGGGTACTTGTTTCAGGTGTATTTTCATAAACTTGTTTTGATTGTCTTGATTGTCTTGGGGGTGGTTCATAATCTTCTTCATCTTCTTCATCATAATATGTTGGGCGTCTTCGTGGTTTTGATGATTGATATTCTTCTTCTTCACGTTCATCCATTTGTCTTTGTTTTGCTTTTAATCTACGTTTTTCATTAGTCGTTAATAAAGGTGATTCTTGTACAGGTGCAGGTTTTTCTTTTTTACCTGTAAATAATTCAGCTGCTTTTTCTGCTGCTTTTTCTTGTGGGGTTTTTCCTAAATCACCTACCATCTCAACAGCTCTGTCAGATCCAGCTTGTAAAACAGGATTTGCATATTTCATTAATGGTTTAAATTTCTGTCCTACTGCTTTAAACCATCCATTAAAATTATCAATATCTTTATTTCCAGACTTTTTACCTTGTCCAGATATTTGACCTCCACATACTGATTCTTTAATACCATGTCCTACTAATTTATATGCTTTAAGAATATCTTCACCATGTCCATTATCAACATGATGTAAATGTAAGTCGTGTGATAATTTAGCCATTCGTTTAATTAAATCGGTTTCATTCATATTATTAATATTACCTCCTTTTCTCTTTATACCAATTATAAAACTGATGTTATCTCCAATATGTTTTGTTCTAAATGTTCTATATTTTTCTGGTTCAGTTTGTCTAAATCTGTAATGTTCTGGTTTTTTATCAACATCAGTTTTATAACCATGTTTCTTAAGCCATGTTTTAGCTTTTGTTAAAGTCCATTCTGGTCTTGAGAATAATATAGATTGAATTTCAGTATTAATCCCACTTCCTAAGATTGCTGTTGAATGTTCTGTTAGTGGATTATAAGAACTTTCTTTTAAAACTACATCATTTTTATTAGTTTTCGTTAATAACGAAACTGGGTCTAATCTACTTTTAACAACTTTTAATTTTTTGTTATGAGAACCTAAAATAGCAGGATTCAAAGTTGTATTTTCACCACCAACTAAATTACGTTTTTGTAAATTCTCTGCAATATTACCAGATTGGGAATGAGTAACTAAATCTACTTTATCTTTTCCATATTTTTCATTTGCTTTCTTATGAATTTTTTCAGAATTTTTATAACGATTTGTATGATGATGTAAGCCTAAAGGAATTAATAAGTTATTAGCCCAATCTTTTAAGTTATCAGTTCCTGCAATAACATGAGTAGCTTTTCCTGTATCAGGATCTACATAAACTTTATTACGTCTTGTTGATAATTCTTCATCTAATACCATTCCATTTACATTTTTAACATCACCTTTCTTTTTATAACCTGATTCTACAAAGTTTTTTAATCTGTTCATTGTTATTATAAAAAGATATTTTTTTATATCTTAATTCAAAGAATTAATACTTTATAATAGTAATGATTATTTTATTATTTATATTACCCGTTATTAACGCTTTAGGATCATGTCATACTTGTGTATGGATACGATACGGATTTCCCAAACATAATGATTGTGCATATTATCAAAAACCATGTATAGATGCAATTAAAAACTGTAGTCATTATGACATTAGTTTTAAATTAATAAAAAAAGGCTTATAGCTATCGTACTCTATTTCCCATTAAAAATATTTTCCATTTTGGGTTATAGACTAACTTCCACTCTTTTTCAAATGGATAGTAATCATATATATCTACTGTTTTTATAATTGGTACAATTTGGTCTTTCTGTTTCTGTTTTACTATAACAAATAGTGGTGGTGGCATTTATAATAAGTACCAAATTAGTCTTTATATCAACTACCAAAGAAGCCATGCACTTAAATACGCTGGTGTATATTTTGGGGCGTCGTACCATGCGTGATTTCTAGCACGAAAGTGTTCTCTTTTAGTTTCATCCCCTGTTTTCGTAAAATCGTGATAAGGTAACTGTCCAAAATGTTTTACATGCCCCTGATTATCATAAATCATATATTTCTTATCTTTTCTCGTTGAGATACCAACGGGATTTAATTTCATTTTTCTAGCCATTTCTT